TAGGTCATTGACTTCATACGTGTTACCATCTTTACGAGCCTCTTTTATCTGGTTCTCGAGATCATGGTACTCTTTCGCCTTTGCCTGCTCAGCTCCCATAAGAACCGCGGTAGAAAGTTCAGATGCTTTTGCAAGCTCCTGCATACGTTCTGTCCGCTCTTCTTCAAGAGCTTTACGTGCTTCACCTAATTCACGACCTTGTTTTGAGAGGTGTGCGTCTGTTTGAAATCCTTTAAGGAGATCACCAAACGATACCGCGCGTTCTTCACCGTCAATTTTGACCATGACTTTCGCGTCTAGATCGAGATCATCAGAAGTAAAGACAGAATCATCTTGGGTAGCGGACTCATCGTCGGCATCCTCATATTCTTCTAGATCTTCTTCGCTCTCGTTCTCCTCTTCACTAACGGCTTCATCTACATCGTCGTCTTCATACGTAGAATCATCCGGAACCTCAACAAAGTCGTCCTCATCTGGTAGCGGTACTTCATCATGTGGTCCACTGAGAAACTCAGAGCCACGAAGTACGGCATCAAGGAGTGCTTGTTCCGTCGGTTCAGCTGTGGGCATGTCATCCATTCCGGGTAGAGTACCTTCTGCTTTTGTGTTCATTTTCTATTATTCCTCTGTGCTTTTACTTGTTTTCTTAACTGATACTTCAGGTGCTACAACTTTCGTGAGCATCTCTGAATAACGGTCAGATAGAAGGTATAAATCACTGATAGAATGCGAGTTAACTTTTGCCTTACCTGCGGAACGCATTGAATCGTACTCGAGTAAGTTAATCATTTGTTCGATATGCTTCAATAGAAGTCCATAATCGATATTGTGCCTAGCCATTGTCCTCTCCTTCCATATAAGGAATGTTGCGTCCGTACATCTCGTACTGAACCATCTTTGCTTTAACATCGCCGAGTGCAAGCGCTGAGTTATAGATGAACTCTCGCGTCTTGTTCTCATGCGGCTCTGTCTTAAGCCACTGAACGAAATACTGTACGAGGATATCCCCGTAAGCATTCTCGAAGAACATCTCACGTTCACGGCTGGAGAACTCTGCGTTTACTAGAGCCTCCTTTGCCAAAACGTCAGGATGTACTTTCTGGGGATCAAGCCTCTTCTCGGCTGACTTCCTATACTTATCCATGTTTTCCTTATTGATATGGTTGCATCATCGGATCCTGTTGAACAGGTTCTTCTGACGGCTGTTGTTGTGGTTGTTCTGCTGGAGTATTAGAGATACCCATCAGAGACTTTGCCATCATGACAAGTCCATCTACGCTTGGCTTTTCAGGAAGTTCAACTCCTTCTTTAGCGGCTTTGATGTATAGATCAGCCCACTCCTGGTGGTGCTTATCAATCATGATCGCGAGTGCTCGTGCATTGTCTTCCTTGGTATTGTTTGACTGAGTCGTAGTAAACTCTACGTTTGCCTCAGCAAGACCAATATCAGCATTCACCTTTCGCATCTCCAACTCTTTCTGGAGCATAGCGATCTGTGATTGCTCTTCGACGTTAGCAGCTGCACGTTCTTTGAAGTTCTCTGAAGTGTAGTCTTCCAAGAAATCGTTGCTATCCAAACCTAGAGCTTCAATCAACTTCGTTGCTAGAACGGCAGGAGCTTCTGGTTTCACAACCATGCCTGCACCTTGCTGATTGAGAGCTGGAAGAATCTGCCCGCCTACCTGACCGAACTTAGCGATCAAGTTAGCATTGCTATTCTCACCCAGATCCAAGAAGATCTCGCAATCCATGTCTCGTGGAAGTCGTTGCACGTCTACATCACGGAAGGTTGAACCATCCATATACTTGATGTTTCCTTGCAAGTGCTCACGAAGAGTACTGTATACACCACGAACAAGACGCTTAAGACCTGTCTCAGCGAAGCGACGAGCAATATGCTGGATCCGCTTCTGAGATGCTGATTGGATTTGCGTAAGCTTTGCTTCACTGTTACCAGAGACAAACAATTCATCTTGCAAGCCTTGAGCTGCTTTGCTCATACCAGTAGATTGCTCTTTGATAATCTGCAAATGCTGGAGAAGCGGAACTGTTCCTGCACTAATAGCTTCAGGTGGAAGCTGAGCGACTGCACCATTCGGATTGCCGTTAGTCGGAATGATTTGCTTTGGCTTCATATTCTGAAGAGCAGAGAAATCTACGACATTAGGGTCAGCAAGCTTAGGCGAGTAGTTTGTGAGATATGTGTTCTCAATGAATCCACGAAGAATAGCTGTTGATGCAAGCGTACTAGAGCGCGTGAAGTCCGCCATAGACATACCATAGAATTCAAATGGAATATCAATAGGGCTGAGCGATGCTAGAGGAATATCATCTACATCTTCTTCGAAAAGAATATGAGAGCCAACGATAATGAAATGCTTAAGTTCTGCTACTCCGTCACCATCACGGTCTACTGGAATCCAGCATTCTGTGATTGTCACTTCACGAGTAGCTTCAAGACCAAAGTCATCTGGAACTTCTGTGTAAGATCCTTGACCTGTTACAAGCTTACGTGCAGCAATATCTTCTGGTGTCCCTGTGAGCCAACCTTGGTCGGATCCTAGATCATCCCAGTTATCGATATTATCTGCTACTTCAGGCCATTCCTTACGGATCTCAGAACGAGTCATCTCTGTCTGAATGCCTACGAATGAGGCTTCTTCAATAGATGGTGCGTCCCGTGCAATACGGAAGTTCTCAGGTGGAATGTTCGTGATCTTGACGCGAGACTTATCTTTCTTACGACGCAATCGAACATTGACATACATAAGCTCGACTTCACCGTTACCACCGAACTCATCCATTCCTGTGATATCGTTCTCAAACTCAAGATCTCCAACGATCTCAATGTCAGCGTCAGCTAGCAAGAGATCAAGCTCTGCTTGGCTAATACGATCATACTCTTCAATACGGTAATTAAAGTCCTCAACAAAGTCCCAACGAATGATTCCGTTCTTCCAAAGAAGAGCAGACTTCATCCATGTCTGGATCTGTTCCCAACCTTTATTCTGTTTGAAGATTGCATAGTTTGTAATCATACCTGCTTCACGAGCAGCTTTGTACGAACCGGGTTGGTCGTCCATAGGAACGAACCGGGCTAGCTTGCCATTGTTCAGAAACAATTCAGACAAGACAGCCATATAAGCTTCAACTACTTCTGTAGTAGATGTATCAACGATACTAGAAACGCCTTGCGGCGCCAGGTGCCCTGCGGCAACCCCTGCGTATTCGTATGTAGAGCGGAGACGTTCATGTGCGAGATCAGAGCTGTTAAGCCAATCGCCTACACTGCTTGCGACACCTGAATCGATCAGTGCAATTACTTGGTCGTCAGACACAGGTTCTCGATAACCTTGTCCTTTGCTGTTATCAGCCATGTTTATCTCCTTTAGAGTGCATCAACATGCTACTCTCAATCTACAAAAAATTATGTGTGGGCTCATCCATCTGCCAGCCCACGTGGCGTTGAGGACATGATGAATTCTTATTCCTAGCTTATGGATGACATAAGACTCTATAAGGGACGGATACTTTTAGAGCCAGTTTGTCTCGTCAGGAGACCAATCAGAGATCTTGTCTTTCCACGATACGTTACGGGTAGACAACCTATTCCAGTGAGTCCTCAGAACTTCTGCACAGATAGCTAGAGCAATGACTGTATCATCGTAGCAACCAGGGGCTGCTTCAGTCTTCCCTGTATCAGTAGAGACATAGTCCTTGAGTTCCTGAATGATCTGTGGAGATGGCACCATGATACCTTCATTCTCAATCAAGTGCTTCAGGTTACCGACGATAGCAGGTTTGGTAGCTGATGTAGTACGGAAACCTAGCCTCATACCCTCATCATTAGATACGTTAGCTACTTTAGTCTGCTTGTAGAGATTGACGTAACCCATCTGATCTAGCTTCTGCAGTGTAGCAATACCCATACTGTTTGATTCAACAGCAAGCAGAGCATTGTTATAGTAGCGACCAAGATAGAATAGTAGTTCTCCCCAGTAACTAGGGTCGATCCTGTCGTTCCGATAGACAGCTACAATCTCGTAGTTACGGTTCATCACAACAGCTGCTGAATAGTCTTGTCCAACGCCTAGTGCAACATCTGCTCCAATGACATATGGTTCTTCCCACTTAGGAAAGTCATAGATGTATAGGTTACCTTCACGGCTCTCATCAAACATCTTACTATCGACATCCCACTCTGAACGACGATGGTGAGCCCGAGGTACTAGAGCATCTAGCTTCTCTTTGTTGAAGACGTTAGAACCAGACATAATAAATGCTTCATCAGCAGTCGCAGGGTATTCCTGCTGAAACTTAATCTTCCCACCTTCAGCAATCTTAAGACGACGCCAGTAGAGCTGATCCATATCTAGATCATACTTCTCTATCAGCTCTTCCTCTTCTTTATCCAACATCATATTCTCTGGAGCTTCTCTCCGATACTCTGGAGTGATGTACCAGGGTAGGAAGACCGGAAGATATTCATTCTCCCCATTCACAGCACCTTTCCAAAGACGATAGAACTCTCCTCGTGCACCATTAGCAGTAGACTCAAGGATCACTTCAGTCCCATCTGACTGGGAGATACCTTGAAATAGACCAGCAAGGATCTTCTCATCATGTGTCCAGAAGGCTACCTCAGACAAGTGAGCAACCGTAGGAGTTGTACCTCGTCCAGCTTCTGGTGAACCTGCTGTATA